ATGCAAAAACGCAACGTTTCTATCGTCTTACGCGAACTGCTGGACCGCGACCGGATCTCCCCCACGGAGCTTCACCGGCGTACCGGCGTGCCTCAATCCACGCTGTCCCGGATCCTCAGCGGCAAGATCGTTGATCCGTCGGACAAGCACATTTCCCGCATCGCCGAGTACTTCCGCGTGAGCACCGACCAACTGCGCGGGCGCGTGGCGGTGGGCGTTTCGCGGGAGGACGGGCGCGACCCGATGCATTCGGAACTCAAGGACATAAGCCTGTGGGACGATGACACCCCCGTTAATGATGACGAGGTGTCGATCCCCTTTCTGCGCGAGGTTGAATTGGCTGCTGGATCAGGAAGATTCGTCATCGAGGAAAGCGAGAAAGCCAGCCTGCGGTTCGGCAAGCGCAGCCTGCGGCATAACGGTGTACAGTTCGACCAGGCCAAGTGCGTGACGGTACGCGGCAACAGCATGTTGCCGGTGCTGCGCGATGGCGCGACGGTCGGGGTGAATGCGGGCAAGAGTGGCATTGGTGACATCGTCGATGGTGACTTGTATGCCATCAACCACAACGGCCAATTGCGGGTGAAACAGCTCTACCGCCTGCCTTCCGGGATTCGCCTGCGCAGTTTCAATCGCGATGAGCACCCGGATGAGGACTACAGCTTCCAGGATATCCAGGATGAGCAGATCAGTATCCTGGGTCATGTGTTCTGGTGGGGTATGTACGCCCGTTAACCTTCTTCTGTAAGACAAAGCCCGCCAACGAGCGGGCTTTTTTTCGCCTGGGAAAAACCACCAAACCCGCTGCCCATCAGGACAAAAATGCATTCATGCATTTGCATATCAAAAATAAATGCATTTGTGCATTGACTGTATATGCATACATGCATATTCTTCATCTCAAGCCAGCCAACAAGGTCTGGTGGAGGCGGCAAGGATGCTGCCAGTCAACACAAGGAAGTCACGCAGCACCGGCAAGGACGCCATCCGAGCGATGGCAAGGACGCCAGCAACACCGGCAAGGATGCCGACGCTCTTTAGTTTCACCGCTTAACAAACAGGCAGCGATGAACCGGCCTTAACGGTTCAGAGGGTTGGCAACTGACCCGGGTGTGCAGCGTAAAGCACCAGAAGCAGTTATCCGGCAGACAGGGATCGTGGTCGGAAAAACATCGAGGAAAGATCCGTACCGCGCCAGTAGCGCCGAAAGATCAAGTTTGGACCGCATTACTGAAAGGCCCGGGTAACCGGGCTTTTTGGAATGCCTACCTACATGGATTACCCAAGAGCCGGCCCTGTGCCGGTAGTGCTCAGCCAGGAGGCGTGACATGACAAACGAGCAGCAAGCGTTAGCGGAAATGCCTATCTGGCTGGTAATCGTACTGGCGCTGATCGGCGGTGTATCCGGCGAAATGTGGCGCGCCGATAAGGAGGGCGCCCGTGGTTGGTCGCTGATCCGGCGCCTGGCGCTGCGGTCTGGGGCGTGCATGGTCTGCGGGGTATCGGCATTGATGCTGTGCTACGCCGCCGGCATGTCGATCTGGACTGCCGGCGCCATTGGCTGCCTGACCGCCATGGCCGGTGCGGACGTGGCCATCGGCCTTTATGAACGTTGGGCAGCCAAGCGCATCGGGGTCAACGAGACCCCAACCTCTCGCCCGGATCAGCAGTAACCGCTGCAAGGATGCAAGCAGATGACACTTCTCGAAAAACCTTCCCAACTACCTGCGGCGATTGGGGACGTGCTGAAGAGCGCTTTCCCACAGCTGCACGTAGGCAATCACCATGACTTTCCCGGAACAGGTGATAAAGCCGGCATTTTGATCAGCGTGGAGCGCAACGGCCCGGGCGTGCGCTCCCTTGCAGGGCGCAAGGCGCACGCCTTGTCGGTTTCGCTCAAGGCCATGGTTGCCAGCGGATCGGCACCCTTTGATGCCTGCGACCTGGCCAGCCAGTTGATGGACCTGGCCCTGGATAACCGCTGGGGCCTTCCGCCTGATCAGTGCGATTTGCCCAACGCGATCGTCGCAGCGCCTTCCGCGCTCAGCGGTGTAGAAACGGACTACGACACCTGGACGGTTTCATTCACCCAAAGCCTCTATCTCGGACCGTTGTTGCTCGAAGACCCCACAGGCAAGCCGTTATTTGCCCGCAGCTGGGAAGTCTCCGACATCAACGATCCGGATCAATATCGCCCCTTGCAGGAGTAGTCCATGTTCGATGCATTGATACGCATGCAACTGGGGCCGATTGTCGAGCGCCTGGCAGAAATGGAAGCCCAGCTGGAAGACCTGTATCGGCGTGCCGAAAGCTTCTGCCGGATTGGCGTGTGCCAGGAGGTCGACGCCGCGAGTAATACCTGCAAGGTCAGCCACGGTGATTTGCTCAGCCCGGCGATCAAGTTTTTCAACCCGAGTGCGGGAGCGCAAACCGAAACCCGCATTCCCTCCGTGGGCGAACAATGTTTGCTGCTCAATTACGGTGGCGGGGAAGGGGGCGCGCAGTCCGTCGCCTTGTTCGGCCTCAACAGTAGTCTCTTTCCGCCTGTGTCCGGCGTCGATTCACTGACGCGGCGTCGCCATCAGGACGGCACCCAAAGCGACTACGACGACGCCAGCCACACGTTCAACTGGGTCAACGGCCCCACCACGTTCAGCGCCTCTCGTGAACAGGTCGACGTCAAAGTCGGTGCCGCCAGCCTCACCCTGAACGCCCAGAGCATCAGCCTGCAACTCGGCGCCACCAGCGTGTTGCTGGATGCCGCCGGCGTGCATTTGAGCGGCCCGGTGGTGGATCACCAGGGCCGCGTGATCAGCAGCGCATAAGGATTTGCCATGATCGGAATCGATAGGAACACCGGGGCAGCCGTCGACGACTGGCTGCAATTCGTGCAGCGCGCCACCCGAGCGCTGACCACCCCCGTGGGCACTCGCCAGAAACGTCCGCTGTACGGCTCGTTGATCCCGCAACTGCTCAGCCAGAACCTGGGTGATGACGTGCTGATCCTCGCCCAAAGCCATGCCGCCCAAGCGTTTTACAACACCCAGAACGGCATCGCCGACTTCCAACCCCAAGTCATCGTCGCCACTCGCCAGGGCGCGGGTTTGTTGCTGCGTTTTGCCGGCACCTGGAAAAACCGCCAACAAACTTTCGAGGTCGTGACATGAGCATGTTGATCCCAGGCCAGAACCAACTGGCGGAACCGGCCATCATCGCCGTCGATGAATTCGAACCGCTGTTGGCCGAGTTCAAGGCCTTCGTCGTTGATTACGTTGCCACCCGCGCGCCGCAAAGCGCGGCCAAACTCAAGGTCAGCCTCGACAATGAAAGCGAACTGCTGACCCTGGCCCTGGAAGCGTTTTGCGTGCGTCTGCAAACTCATGAGCGCAAGTACAACGCCCGCATCAAGCAGATGCTGGCGTGGTGGGCCACCGGTAGCAACCTGGACGCACGTCTGGCCGACATGGGCCTGGAGCGTCAGGTGCTCGATCCCGGCGACCCGGCCGCTTTTCCGCCGATACCACCGATCCTGGAAAGCGACGACGACGCCCGATTGCGTTACTACCTGGCCCCTCACGCCCCAGCGGCGGGCTCACGCATGCAATATCGCCGTGAGGTATTCACCTTGGGCGAGCGACCGTCGGTCAAGGTGCAAAGCGCCACACCCGGTGTGGTGACCGTCAGCTATACCTTCGACCCGGACGGCTATGCGGCCCAGGTCAAGGACGGCAACGGCCGCCGCACCGCCCCAGGCGAGGTGATGGTCACCGTACTTTCCAGGGAGGGCGATGGCACGGCCTCCGCCGATTTGCTTGAAGGCGTGCGGCGACATTTCGCACGGCCTGATGTACGACCGGAGACTGATCTGGTCAGCGTCCAAAGCGCGCAGATTCAGCGCTACAAGATTCGCGTGATAGCCAAAATCAACGCCGGCCCGGATTCGGGGTTAACCCAAGTCGCCGCACAAAAACTGCTGCAAACCTACGCCGACTCCTGCCATCGCCTGGAAGGCCGTGTCGACCCTAGCTGGATCGACTACGCCATCCACAGTGCGGGCGCCGCGCAACTGCAGATCCTTGAGCCGCTGGAGCCGATTATCAGCACAGCGTTCCAGGCCCCGTATTGCACGGGCGTCGAAGTGGAGGTGCGTACGTTATGAGTGCGCCTAAAGCGAGCCTGTTGCCAGCCAATAGCTCACCGCTGGAAAGAGCGTTGGACCAAGGTTTCAGCCAGCTACTTGAGCGAGTAACGCCGCCATTTCCCGAGCTGATGGACCCGATGCAGACACCCGCAGAGTTTTTACCTTATCTCGCGGCTGATCGAGGGGTAATCGAATGGAGCGCCACTGCTGCCGAGGCTGAAAAACGCGCAACGGTAAAACTCGCTTGGCCCACAGCTCGACAGGCCGGTACCCGTAAGGCACTCGAAAACGCAGCCAAAGGCTTGCAACTGATCCCAGAGGTGCTCGCCTGGTACCAACAAAGCCCGCAGGGCAAACCCTACAGTTTTTCCATCAGGGCTTTTTCCGAGCTGCCTTACAGCGAAGAAATCGACGCTCGGCTGGACAGGCGTCTGGCGGAAGCCAAGAGCGAACGTGATGTTTTTACTGTCACGTTGGGGCTGAGTGCATTTGGAAACCACTCCATCGGCGCCGTGACCGTCTGCGGTGAGCTGACCACTATCCATCCGCTGGTTATCGAGGGGCTTGAAGCGTCCGGCATGGCCTTTATGGCTGCGGGATTCTACACCGTCGAAACCGCCACTATTTATCCACAGGGGTCCTAAATGGCCGACTTTTATACCTTGCTGACCAATGCAGGGATTGCTTATGAAACTGCCTGCAAGGCTGCTGGCGTACCGATCAAACTCGCGCAGATTTCGGTCGGTGACGGCAATGGCGCGGTCTACAACCCCGATGCCACTGCAAAAGCGCTGAAACGTGAGGTCTGGCGTGGGCCATTGAATGCGCTTTTTCAAGATGAGAAGAATCCCAGCTGGCTGTTGGCTGAGGTGACTATTCCCCCTGAAGTCGGCGGTTGGTATGTACGTGAGGCTGGCCTTTGGACTGATACCGGGATTCTTTACGCAATTGTTAAATATCCTGAGTCGTTCAAACCGGTGTTGGCGACATCCGGATCGGGGAAAGAGTTTTATATTCGTTCGATTTTCGAGACCAGTAATGCGTCGCTGGTGACGTTGTTGATTGATGACACGGTGGTTAAGGCAACGCGGGCTTGGGTGGCCGGTTATGTGGCTGATGAGTTGGCCAAGCTGGATACGAAACAGTCGGTGCGTGTGGGCACTACGACGAATATCACCCTGAGCGCTGCGCAAACCATTGATGGCGTGGCCGTAGTCGCGGGTGATCGGGTACTTGTCAAAAACCAGACCGTTGCGAAAGATAACGGGCTTTATGTTGTGATGAACAACGCATGGGAGCGTGCTAAAGACGCAGACTCCAGTGCGAAGGTGACGTCGGCAATGACGGTGTCGGTGGAGCAGGGGGTTACGCTTGCCGATACAATCTGGCAGTTGGTGACGGATGGGGCTATCGTCCTGGGTACCACGCCTTTGGCGTTTCAGAATGTGACGCAAGGGTTTGCACCGCTTAATTCGCCAGCTTTCCAAGGGTTGGCAACGGCGCCATCGGCGCCGCGATTCGATAACTCTTCCTTGTTGGCAACGACCGAGTGGACGCGGCGGCTGGGTAAGCAGTATTCAGGAAGTACCTCTATCAGTAATAGCGGTTCTATTTCTGCCTCTGCGGTCGGTCAAATGACAGTATTGTTTGGTGACATAGTCAGCACTATCAATCTACCCATCTCGTCAGACCTGCCGAATGGGTCGACTGTCACGGTAATTTGTTACAACACTGCTTCGGCAGCGGTAACCAGGGCTGGGACTGACCTTATATACGGTGCAGATCCAGGGCAGTCGGTTAGTGTGAAAAATATACGCATGATTTATGGCGATATCCTTGAGCTGACTCTGCTGAATAACGTTTCTGGTGCGGGAGCATGGTATGTCAGTGGCGGAAATATGTTTGCCAGTGTTGTAGTCCCGCAGTTTGATGTCAGCCAGCGGCCAGCGTCCACTCAGTTCGTGCAGCGGGCTTTGGGTAACTACAATGATGTCTCTGTACTTTCAGTTAATTCAAGTTTGACAGCGCAGTATTTCGGGCGAGTATTGCTGCTGAATTCGGGCACCGAATTTACAGTGACGCTACCACCCTCTAGCGCCGGGCCGGTAGGAAGTGTGATTTCCGTCAGAAACGTAGGCTCGGTAAATGCAAAGTTGGTTCCTGCTGGCGCTGATACTATTTCAGTCATAGCTACAAGGCCTCAAACCAGTCTGGTCATCCCTCCAGGCTCGTCGGTCGATTTGGTATTGCAGGGAACTAATTATTTTTTGTCGGGCGCAGCGGCGTTGAAATTAGCTTCCGAGTTTGCTTCGTCGATAGACTACAACGGTTATCAGAAACTTCCCAATGGGCTGATTATTCAGTGGGGAAATACCGTCTCTAATGGAGCGGGGTTTGGAAATTGGTCAGCAACCTTACCAATAACTTTTCCGAACGCGTGTCTCAGCGGATCTATTTTGGGAAACGGAGGGGCGACGGTTTTCTCTCTTACTGCCATGAGCACAAATGTATTGAGCGCTACTGCGATGATCTCTACGACGGGTGTTGCTACCTCTAAGTTGGGTGGTTTTTTTGTCGTGATTGGCTACTGATATAAGGAGTTGTCAATGTTTGCTTCAAAATCTGCGAGGGGGTTTTATGACCCTGAAATACACACGTTTATGCCGAGTGATGCACTAGAAATCTCGGCTGAAAGATACAGTGAGTTATTGGTCGGCCAGTCTGAAGGTAAAGTCATTGATTGGAACAATGATGGTTTTCCAACGTTGGCTGAACCGCCTCTACCCAGTGACGAAGAGTTGATTGCTGCTGAGCGAATTTGGCGCGATGCTCATTTGTCTCCGACGGATGGGATTGTTGCAAGGCATCGTGATGAGATTGAGAGTGGCGGTCCAACGACCCTCACGCCTGTTCAATATTCCGAGTTACAAGCCTATCGCCGCGAATTACGTAATTGGCCGCAACAAACTGAATTTCCGTTGGCGAACCACCGTCCGACGATTCCTTCCTGGCTAGAAGCTCAACCTCGGTAAACACTCCTGCACTAACGGGGTGTTTCCCTTTCCCGTACCACAACACACCTGAAGCGAACGAAAGCCGCATTGCGGCCTTTTTTATGCCCGGAGATTCACCCATGCAAAACCGCCAAACCTACACCGTCCTCATCCCATTCCCCACCGGAGGTGGCCATTGGTCCACCGTCGGCGAGGAGCTAGAGCTTCTGGACGTTGAAGCATCCGCCCTGCGCACCGCCGGCCGCCTGGAACTGACCAGCGTCCTCAACTCCACCCCACAGAAGGCTGACTAACCATGGCTGAGGTTTTGAACTTCGAGCACAACGGCATCACCGTGAATGCCACCGAATCCCCCGAGGCCATGGGTGGCCTGGGGGACAACGTGATCGGCCTGGTCGGCACTGCGCCGAAGGCCCATGCGTCGATCCCGAAAAACGCACCGTTCCGCATCAACAGTTTCACCACCCAGGCGCTGCTGGACCCTACCGGCGCCGAGGCGGGCACGCTGTTTCAGGCGGTGTACCAGATCCTCAAAGTGGTGAAGGTGCCGGTCTATGTGGTGATCGTGGAGGAGGGTGCAACCCCGGCCGACACGATCAACAATGTGATCGGCGGCAACGAGCCGGTGACCGGTCGCAAGCTGGGCCTGGCCGCGCTGGCCAGTGTGCCGGAAGACCTGACTATCATCGGCGCCCCCGGCTTCACCGGCACCAAAGCCGTGGCCGGTGAGTTCGCCTCGTTCGGCAAGCGCATCAAGGCCCGTGTGGTACTGGACGGCAAAGACGCCAGCGTCGCCGACCAAGTGACCTACAGTGGCGAGCTGGGTGGTGCCGACCTCGGTTTCGACCGTTGCCTGCTGGTGCACAACATGCCGTCGGTGTACTCCAAGGCGGCGAAAAAGAATGTGTTCCTGTCGCCATCGTCTTTGGCAATCGCGGCACTGGCCAAGGTCAAGCAGTGGGAGAGTCCAGGTAACCAGGTGACGTTCGCCGAGGACGTTTCCCGCGTCGTCGAGTACAACATCCTCGACACCTCCACCGAAGGCGACCTGCTCAACCGCTACGGCGTGAGCTACTACGCTCGTACCATCCTGGGAGGCTTCTCGCTGCTGGGCAACCGCTCCATCACCGGCAAGTTCATCAGCTACGTCGGCCTGGAAGATGCCATCAGCCGCAAGCTGGTCAAGGCCGGCCAGAAAGCCATGGCCAAGAACCTCACCAAGTCCTTCATGGACCAGGAGGTCAAGCGCATCAATGACTGGCTGCAAACCCTGGTCGCCGACGAAACCATCCCCGGCGGCAGCGTGTACCTGCATCCGGAATTGAACAGTGTCGAGAAGTACAAGAACGGCACATGGTTCATCGTCATCGACTACGGCCGTTATGCGCCGAACGAACACATGATTTATCAACTCAATGCCCGCGATGAAATCATCGAGCAGTTCCTGGAGGACGTTCTCTAATGTTTACCAACCGAGTCAGACAGGCCATTGCGGCCACCCTTCAAGGCCTGCCGTTGTCCGCGACGGTTGAGGAGTTCACCCCGCCGAAAATTGAATTCGACATGGAACCCATGTCCGGCGGGCGGTTCATTGCCGAGGAAATGGCCAAGAGCGGCAAGGTGCTCGGCGCCAAGTTGATCCTGCAAGGTGCGGGCCCGGAAATCATGCTGGCGTTGGGCGTGCGCCTGGGTGACGACATCCTGCTCAACGTGCGCGAGGCCGGTCAGGACCAGGACGGCAAGACCTACTTCACCTACCACACCGTGGGCGGCAAGCTCAAATCCCTGGAGGAAGCGAAGCTGAAAATGGGCGATAAACCCACCACCACCCTGGAACTCTCCTGCCGCACCTACAACCGCCTGGAAAACGGTATTCCGGTGATCGACATCGACGTGCGCACCCAGAAATTCGTACTCAACGGTGTCGACATCCTTGGCGACGCCCGCCGCGCCGTGCTGATGCCTTAAGGCCTGCACGCCCCCTGTAGGAGCTGGCTTGCCAGCGATCGCATCACTTCGGTTCACCCGACAAACCCAGTCGCTTGCATCGCCGGCAAGCCGGCTCCTACACGTACTTTTTTCATTTCAAGGAATTGCCCCATGGCCTGGATGCCACCGCTGCACCGCCTGCTCTCGCCGATTACCGCCGATACCGGCGCGACGATCGAGCAGGTTCAACTCAAGCCGCTGTACTACGCCGCGCAAAAAGACGCGCTGGCCCGGGCCGGTGATGACGAGGACGACCAGTTCTTTGAACTGGCGAAACTCGCCACCGGCCTGTCGGAAAAAGAGCTCGACCAACTCAAGCGTCCGGACTACGTGAGCATTGCTCAGTACGTACATGAGATGTCGACGCGTCCTACGGCTTTCTTCCTGAAAACACGCGAAGAAGCGACCCACGATCAGCCCGTCCAACTGCTGCTGCCCCTCGACGCTGCCGGGCGCACCCTGACCGAACTGTCCCTGGAAATGCCCGCCTTGCGCGCGACCAAGGTGATGAAAAAACTCGCCACCAACAAAGAGCGTGCCGAGTTCATCACCGCTCACTGCTCCGGTCTGATGATCCCTGATCTCGCCAACCTTACCGTGCCCGACTGGACCGAATTGCAGGAGCGCATCGACGATTTTTTAAATCAACCGGCGGACTTCTTTCGGAGCGCGACATCGAAGTGATCCTCGATGTGGTGCCACTGGTCTACTTGGTCAATGAGGCGCAGATTCTCGACTGGGACGCCGGCAAAGCATTGCGCCGCTACGACATCGCGATCACTCGCCTTGGCGTTAAACAGGAGTAAGCGGAATGCAAGAGACTCAATTTGGGACCAGGTTGGCCCATGAAGACAAGCGCTGGCTGCTTGGCGATGCGGACCTTGGCAGTGTGCTGGCACCGTTTACCGCAGGCCTCGCCGCGCCGGTGAGCCTGGAAGCTGCGCCGCAGCCGCAACCGCAGCTCACTTCGGCGCTGATGACTGTGAGTACGGGCATCAATGCCTTGACGCAAGAGCAAGTCCGGTTGCGCGAGGCGCTGGAGACACTCAACAGCACGCTGTCCACCCGCGAACAAACGCTGGCAACCAAGACGGCAGATCTCACTGCGGCACCTGGCGCAAGCGAGCAAAAAAAGCCTGAGCCTGCTACCCGTTCCTGGAGCGATCAGGGTCTTGAGATCGGGGCTGATGCCGTTAAGTTTGTCGGCAAGGAGGTGGTCGCCGGTTTGTGGGATAAGGCCAAAGACAGGCTTTCAGGCAAAGCGCTTGATGCAGTGGCGGCCAGGTACCCAACCGCCGCCAAGTGGCTTAAAGAGGACAAGGACGGTAACAAAGGGAAAGAGTGCTGCTGCACGGGAGCACTTCCTCCTGACATTCGTGGGCCATTGGAACCGACGCAGTCTCAGGTGCCTGAGAGTGTTGGCAAGACCGCCAGGGAGCAAGAAAAAGCGCGGCCTGAAGACAAACCGAAAAGACCGCGTGGCAAGCGTAGCAAGACCCGTCAATCCAGCTCGCGCGAGGTCAAGGCCAGCGTGGTCAGAAGGGGGGCGAATCTCAAGTCGCAACATGCTGCGCCTGCGGCCAAGGTCTCGTCCCCACTTAATGTCGTGGTCCAGACGCAGCGTCCATTCGATGGCACGCGTTCAAGCCGGGCGTCGACCGGTCTGCCTGGCCGTTCGTTTGCCACTTCTGCTGTACCTTCGACAGCGCACCCCATGACTCGCGGTGCGGGCAAAGGCCTGACGGCCGGGTTGTCGGGCGCGCTGGCGAAGGTGGAGTCATCCGCTGTCCGCCGTCTGGGCCCCATGAAGTATGTCGACACGGCCATGGATGTGGCTCAAGGCGTGCGTAATGGTGACGTCAAGGCCATCGGCGCCGGCCTCAGCACGGCCGGTGGTGCCTGGGCTGGCGCCTCTGCCGGTGCAGCCATCGGCACGCTGATTTTCCCCGGGGTCGGTACGGCCGTCGGCGGTGCGATCGGTGGCTTGCTTGGCAGTGAAGCGGGTACTTGGCTCGGTGACAAGCTGTTCGGGCCAAGCGACCGCCTGGCCGCGCCCGCCGATGTCAGCAAGCAACTGAGCAACGCCCAGGCTGGCAGCCGCCAAGTCACGTTCGCCCCGCAAATCACCATCAACGCACCTGAGCAGGCCAGCTATCAGCAATTGGCGGCGCTGGTGGTGCAACAGATTGAAGCCCAATTCACGCCGTTGCCGATGGACAGCCTGCTGGCGACGCGACGTGATTCGGCCCTGACCGATACAGGAGTGGCGTGATGCGACAACAAATGGCATTGGGCACGTTTATTTTTGGGCTGTCTCGTGGCTTCGCCTACGACACCTTGGACCGCGCAAGCAGTGGTGGCTGGGTCAGCCTGGAGATCGTGGCCGGCAAACCCAAGTCCAGCCAGGTCGGCCAGGCGCTCGAAACGCTCACCTTTGGCGGTAAGGCCGCACGGGCGCAGGGCATGGCGCGGCTGGATGAATTGCGTGCGCTGCAAGCGCTTCGTGCGCCGTTGCCTTTGGTCGACGGCGTAGGCCTTAGCTGGGGGCTGTGGACCCTTAAATCGGTGGACGAAAAACAGTCCAGCGTCATCGATGACGGCACGGCGATGGTGATCAATTGGGTAGTGGTGCTGGAGGAGTTCGTCAATGCGTAGGGTGAGAAGTATTGCCGGGGATTCGGTGAACCTGTTGCTCTACCGCGAGCTGGGTCGCTGTGATGATGCGGCCGAGGAAGTGCTGTGGCGCTTGAACCCGCAGTTAGCCGAGCAGGGCGCAGTATTACCGGCCGGCGTCAGCGTCATTGTGCCAGAGCTATCGGTACAACCGATTGCCAAGCAGCCGGTTTCGGCCTGGGACTAAGGAGTCACCATGACACTTGGATTTACACCGGTGGTGGAAATTTACGGCGCCAATGCCGCGCTGCTCAATGAGCGGTTATTGGAATGGGAACACACCGATTTGGCGGGTTTTGCGTCCGATCAGTTGAAGCTGACCCTCGACATCGAAGGCCTTGAAGGGCTGCCCAGCCTGGGCGGTCAGATCGGCCTGCGCGTCGGCTACCTGGAGTCCGGCCTGGTGGATAAAGGGCGGTTCAAGATCACTCAGCGTACGCCGTCGCTGTTTCCGCTGCGCGTGGTGCTGGTGGCAACGGCAGCGCCTTTTGATGAGCCCGAGTTCAAGAGGCGACGAACCGCCAGTCATGGGCCGATCAGCTTGGGGGCGCTGTTTCGCCAATTGACCACTCGCTATGGCTTTTCACCACGCGTGGCACATGATCTGGAAGGCGAGCAGATCCAGCATATCGACCAGACCAATGAAAGTGACATGGCGTTTTTGACGCGGTTGGCCAAGCGATTCGATGCGGTGGCCAAACCCGTCGACGAGCTGTATGTGCTGGGCCGTAAAGGGCAGATCAAATCGCTGTCGGGCAAGGTTTTGCCGGATGTGCAGTTGTCGATCACCCGCGATAACCGTCCAGGGGACCGTGCGTTTATTTCCGCCAGCTTCACTGAATCCAGCCGAGCGACCTACTCCGGCGCGCAGGCGCGCTGGTGGGATACGGCTGCCGGTAAACAACAGGTGGTAGAAGTGGGTATCGCACCGTTCAAGGCGATGACCCAGCGTTTCCAGAGCGAGGCAGAAGCCAGGACTGCCGCTGAGGGCGAGATGCGCCGAGTGGGGCGCGAAGGGTTACAGGTCAATGTGATCTGCCCTGGAAACCCCTTGTTCGGCGCCGAAGGGTTGTTGCTGTTGGATGAGTCTTGGCCTGGCTTTATGCAGGGGCGTTGGTCGATCAAGAGTGTGATTGCCAGTGGCAAGCGCAAAGAGAGCTATCGATGTGCGATCAAGGCCAGCGGTTTGTCCCCGGCCGAGTGAGGAACCATGCTGATAACACTGCCTCAATTGCTTCAAATCCTGCCGGGAGCCCGCCTTGGAGCGGGCGTTTTTTTGCCCGCACTGAACACGGCGATGTCCAGGTATGAGATCGGTCAACCCAAGCGCATCGCTGCGTTTCTCGCCCAAGTCGGTCACGAGTCCGGCGAGTTGCGCTATGTGCGTGAACTGGGCAGTGATGCCTATTTGAGTAAGTACGACACCGGCATATTGGCCGCACGCCTGGGTAACACGCCTGAAGCAGACGGCGACGGCCAGCAGTTTCGGGGCAGGGGGCTGATCCAGATTACCGGGCGCCGTAATTACCTGGCCTGCAGCCAGGCCCTGTTCGGTGATGAGCGTTTGTTGCGGGAACCGGCATTGCTGGAGCAGCCGCAATGGGCGGCCGGGTCGGCGGCCTGGTTCTGGCAGAGCAACGGCCTGAACGAACTGGCCGATAAGGATCAGTTCACCACCATCACACGGCGTATCAACGGCGGTCTCAATGGGCTGGAGGATCGCTTGCGGCTGTGGGCGCGGGCGAAGGCGGTGTTGTGCGCGTCTTAGGTGCGTGCCGTTTGATCGGCGTGTGTCTGCTGGTGGTGGTTGTGTGGCAAGTGCAGGCGTGGCGGTACGCGGCGCAGATTGAACGTTCATCGGCGGCACAGGCGCAGGTAACGGTGCAGCAACAACAGGCAGAGCAGGAAAAACGGTTGGCCTTGGAGCAACAGCTCAATGCCAGCGACCAACAACATGCTCGGGAGTTGAGCGATGCCCAACGCAACCAAGCTGCTCTGCGCGATCGGCTGGCCACTGCTGATGTGCGGTTGTCAGTCCTTCTCGACGCTGCCAGCGGCTGTGCAGTGCCAGCCGCCACCGCCCCCGGCGGCGTGGTTCATGCAGCCCCGCGAGCCCGACTTGACCCGGCGCATGCTCAGCGAATTATCGGCATCACCGACGACGGTGACAGCGCCGTGATCGCCTTGCGCGCGTGCCAGGCGTATGTGCGTGCCGTCGCCCGTTAGTGTCTTGAGACAGTCCGTCACTTGCGCGTGCGATTGGCTCCTGTAGGGTAGGCGAACCCCCGCCCACGTCTGGAGACGACC